GCAGTTTCGCTGGTGCTCCAAGCACAACACCAATTGTTTCATCATACGGTGGTGCTAACGACCAAATTCACATTGCAGTTATCGATGAAGATGGTTTGTTCACAGGTACAAAAGATACAGTTCTTGAAGTATTCTCTTATGTTTCACAAGCACCAGATGCAAAATATGACGATGGTACTCCAGCATACTGGAAAACAGTTCTACGTAACAACTCTACTTACATCTACGCATTGAACAATACAGCGGCATTCTCTGCTAACACAGATGCATCTGCGGCTCCTGGTACAGTTTACACTCCAGCATTTGGTACTGTTACTTATAGCTTGGCTGGTGGTGCATCTTCTGCCGCTGTGGCAGCTAATGTTCAATCAGGTCTTGACTTGTTCGCTAATAAAGATGAAGTAGATATTTCTCTAATCGTTACCGGTGACGGCTTAGACACTACAACACAGAACTATGCAACTAACATTGCTAAGACACGTATGGATTGCGTTGCTTTCGTATCTCCATTGCAAGGTCAAGTTGTTGGTCAATCTGCTTCTGCCGCTACAACAGCAGTTGCCGCATGGGCCGCTTCATTGTCTGGAACAAGCTACGCTGTAGCAGACTCTGGTTGGAAATATCAATACGACAAATACAATAATGTTTACCGTTGGATTCCTTTGAATGGTGATATGGCTGGTCTATGTGTTCGCACAGATGACACAACTGATCCATGGTTCTCACCAGCTGGTTATTCACGTGGTGCAGTTAAGAACGTTGTTAAATTGGCATGGAATCCAAACCAAGCACAACGTGACACAATCTATTCTGCCGCAGTTAACCCAGTTGTTTCACTACCTGGTCAAGGTACATTGTTGTTCGGTGATAAAACTCTGACAACACAACCATCTGCATTCAATAGAATTAACGTCCGCCGTTTGTTTATTGTTCTGGAAAAAGCAATTTCTAATGCATCTAAATTCTCATTGTTCGAACTCAACGATGAATTTACACGTGCTCAGTTTGTTGCATTAGTAGAACCATTCTTACGTGACATTAAGGGTCGCCGTGGTATCTATGATTATCGTGTAGTTTGCGATAATTCAAATAACACAGCGTCAGTTATTGATACTAACAGATTTGTTGGTGACATTTATATTAAGCCAGCACGTTCAATCAACTTCATTCAGCTAAACTTTGTTGCCGCTCGTTCTGGTGTACAGTTTACTGAAATCGTTGGTGGCGCTTAATAAATAATAAGAAATAGGAGAAACAAATGGCTTTCAACGTAACAGAGTTTCGTGCAAATCTCATTGGAGATGGTGCCCGCCCCAACCTGTTCCAAGTCACAATGACTTTTCCAACCTACACTAGCGATTCAGTAAATTCTGGACAAGCACTAACATTCCTGTGTAAGACTGCACAATTACCAGGTTCAACTGTTGGCACTGTACCATTATATTACTTTGGTCGTGAGTTAAAGTTCGCTGGAAATAGAAACTTTGCTGACTGGACAATTACAATCATCAACGATGAAAACTTCAAAGTGCGTAAAGGCTTTGAATCTTGGATGAACGGTATCAATTCACATGGCACTAACCTGCGTAATAGTATTGCTACAACACCAACAGGATATTCAGTTGATACTAAAGTGGACCAATATGATAAAGCAGGTGCCATCATCAAATCTTATAAGTTTGTTGGTGCTTTCCCTGTTGACCTATCACCAATTGATTTGGATTGGGGTGCAAATGATTCTATTGAAGAATTTACTGTGACTCTAGCTTATCAATGGTGGGAGTCTGAAACTACTTCCTAATTTTGTAAAGGGGGAATATTCCCCCTTATTATGTTTATTTGAAATGGAATTAAAAAATGGCTTTAAACTTATTCGGCTTTCAGATTTCTCGTCAGAAGACTGATGCACAACAACAGTCAGAGAAAACTTTTGCTCCACCTTCTAACGAAGATGGGGCTTTAACGATTTCGTCTGCCGCTTATTATGGCACATATGTTGACTTAGATGGTACAGCAAAAAACGAAGTTGAATTAATCTCTCGCTACCGCGAAATGGCAATGCAACCAGAGATTGAATCTGCTATCGATGACATTGTGAATGAGGCAATTGTTCAAAATGATAACGGCAGATCAGTACGTATTATTATGGATGATTTGAAGCAGCCAGAAAGAATCAAAAAAGCCATTGAAGAAGAATTTACAAATATTCTTCACTTAATGAATTACCAAAATATGTCAACGGATACTTTCCGTAGATTCTATATTGATGGTAGAATTTTCTATCATATTATTTTAGATGAGCAAAACCCAACACAGGGTATAAAATCACTTAGATATATTGATCCACGTAAGATTCGTAAGGTACGTGAAATCAAAAAAGATAAAGATACTGGAACTTCTGTAGACGTTGTACAAACAGTTAACGAATACTATATCTACAATGATAAAGTAGTATCAGGTTCTTCTTCTAGCTACGGGCCAGTCGGAGTTCGTATTGCTAAAGATGCTATCATTAATGTTAATTCAGGTTTAATGGATTCTCGTAGAGCAGTTGTTCTCTCTTATCTACACAAGGCAATCAAACCTTTGAATCAACTCCGTATGATTGAAGATGCTACGGTTATTTACCGTATCTCACGTGCGCCAGAACGTAGAATTTTTTATATTGACGTTGGTAATTTGCCAAAATTAAAAGCGGAACAATACCTCCGTGACATTATGATTAAGTATAAGAACAAGTTGGTGTATGATGCACAGACTGGTGAAATACGTGATGATCGTAAACATCTTTCTATGATGGAAGATTTTTGGTTGCCACGCCGTGAAGGTGGTAAAGGTACGGAAATTACCACACTACCAGGTGGCCAAAACCTTGGTGAATTAGAAGACGTTAAGTATTTTGAAAAAAAACTATACAAGTCACTCAACGTACCTGTGTCTAGGCTCGACCCAAACCAGTCTGGATTCTCTTTAGGTCGCGTTGGTGAGATTACCCGTGATGAAGTTAAGTTCTCTAAGTTTGTTGATCGCCAACGTTTAAAGTTCTCTGAAATCTTTTCACAAGCACTTCGTGTACAATGCGTACTAAAAGGTGTTTGTACCGATGATGAGTACAATGAATTTAAAGAATATATATATTTCGACTTCTTAAAAGACAACAATTTTGCCGAACTCTCAGAAGCAGAATTGGTACGTGAACGATTGACTTTGTTAGGTTCAGTTGATCCTTATGTCGGCCGTTACTATTCAATGGAATGGATACAACGAAATGTACTCCGTCTATCTGATGATGACATGAAAGAAATGCGTAAACAGATTGATGCCGAAAAGGCTGCCGGTCTAATTATGGATCCAATGCAGATTGCACAACAAGGTCAACAAGAATTAATGAATCCTGATGGTGCTGGTGGTGGAGGTGGTGCATCTGCGCCGGCAGCCGATGCAACTCCAGCGGCTAGCCCAACACCACAACCAAAAGGTGATTTAAGTTTAGGTGAAACATCATCACCTTCATTACGTATGCTTGGTCGCGCAATAACAAACAATAACATGTCTAAGCAACACTTGTATGAGTCTCAACAAGCGCAAAAAATTAATACAATCATTCAAGAAAGTGTTACAGTCGAACCTGAAGATCCTAATGTCGAATTGACAAAATCATTAATTAATTTTATTGATTCAATGTCATCGGAGGATAATAAAGTTGGACCAAAATAAATCTAAACCGGTAGGTTTAAACGAATCAACACTTCTAGCGGCATCAATTGCGTTTACCGAAAAGCAGGTAAAATCGGTACGTTCTGATATCAATGAACTATATGAAGTAGTTCAGGATATTGCACAAAACAAACCACTCAGGGGACCAGAAGGAACACCAGGTAAAAATGGTGCACCTGGACCTCAAGGTGACAAAGGTGAACGTGGCCTAGTCGGCTCAAAAGGCGACAGAGGTGAAAAAGGTGATACTGGTAAAGATGCCGATATAAAACCACTTGAAGAAAAGTTACAATCGTTTGAAAAGAAAATACAAATTGAT